CAATCACTTCGACCGGTGTCGTGAATGGAATTTCCTGATACGTCGCCAAGGTTCCGACAGTCACGCCAGCTACGTCTGAATTCGCGAGCAGTTTGCCGTCGGCGTCATGCAGTTCCACAATCGCCTTGTCCGTGCCACCTACTGACCCGATCAGGTAGCCGATTCCGGTCATGATCATGTTGTAGGGCACGAAAATTTCACAGGTGAACCGCGTCCCGGATACCGGCGTGGTGTCCGTTCCACCAGTCAACGAGGTCACCGCCGGCCAGGTGTGCCACTTGCTTGACCCGCCTGCCACGATCGGCTGCACGCCCCCGACCATCCAGCGCAGCCGTCCCGCGAACCGAGAGAACAATGATGTTTTGAGCGGCGTAGCCACACTCCCTTTTGTGTGAGCCGCCGCGAGGCCAAAACCCCGCAGCGGCCCCGGTCGTTACACCGTGATCGTGTAGTTCTTCGCGTACGGTTTCGAGTTCTGGAAATGGCTGACCGGGATCAGGTGCGCGGAGACCGTCACACCCGTCGTCCCAGAGACATTGTTGAATTTCAGGCCGACATAGCGCTTCGTCACCGACCCTTGCGGGATCGGCACGGCAAACGTGTAGCCCGCAGCCAGCGTGGCTTCCGCCGGGAAGACCGACGCCAGAATGTCCGGAGACGACAGGTCGGCGTTCGCCGACTGAATCGCCTGGAATTCATACGCACCGCCTCCGGTCGCAGCCACTTCCACATTCACCGCAATACACATCGGTTCGCCGGCGCCGATGTCGTTCTTCGGCGTCTGATTGCCGCAGTCGATGGTGTTCGTCGACACGGCGTCCACCGTGAACGCCTGCGAGTCCGACAGTTGGTTCTGTTTATCGAGAATCATGGTTCAGGTCCTTTCGTTTTGCAGTACTGGTTCTGGTACTAGGTCGTCAGGCCGCACTAGACGACGCGAGCTTCGGTCTCCAAGATGGAATCGACAATCCGGATCGGGATTCCGCGGAACGAGTAAACCCGCTTCCCGTCGACATTGTCGTAGGTGATGCCGCCGCCGACCTGCACCGCGTCGAACCGTTGCACGTCCAGCGCGGCAAACACACTCCGGTTCATGTAGAACACCGGCTTCCCGAGCCCCTGTGTCGGCGGAACATGCGTCGCCAACGCCATAAGCTTGAGCAAATCCGCCGCGGAGACTTGCGCAACCATGTTCGACACATCGATGTTCGCGATCCGGACCACGTACCGCCAGTCCTTGAGCGCAATCCCGGCCTTCCACTGCCACCGCTCTTGGTAGGCGCGCATCCGCTCGGTCCCGATGCCGTTAGCCCCCTGGACCGTCTGAAGCCCGAAATCATTATGCTGAATCCCGGCCTTGCTACCTTTTGGCACCAGACCGAAAACTGAATTCTCACCCCAATACACCAGCCAGATCGACGTATTGTCGTTCCCTACTCCTCCGCCGTCGATCACGTTCGCCCCATTGGTCGCGCCGGACTTGGTCGCGTACCGCGGCGCCAGCCCCATGAACTCTTCAGGCGCCGTTCCGCTGTTCCCGTAGATCAAGGTCTGTTGCATTTCCTGGTTCATCGCCTCCAGGAACGCCATGCCTTCGGACAGCCGGTTCGCATTGATATCGCCACCCAGCTTCGCGACTTCCTCTTCAACCTCTGACCAGGCCTCGAGAATGCCGGTCTTCTCTTCGATTTGTGCCGTGGTGGACTTGCTCGGCGTCACACCCTGGTTCAGTAAGCGCCACGTCACCGACGGGAGCCCGGTCCGGACCGTAATCCGGTGCCCGGTATCCTGGTTCCCTTCACGCCACACCATGTCGGCCAGCATCTCGTTCGATTGCGCCAACAGTTCGACAATGGACGTGGTCCGTTTGCCGTTCGGATCGGTCCGCTTCGCCAGATCCAAGAGGCTCATCACAGTAGTATTGATGGTCGTCATCGCCTAATCCCTTTCGATCAGTCCCCGCCGTACAACACGTCCGCGAGCCGCTGCTCTTTCCGTGCGGCCGGTCCTCCGGATTGCCGCGCCGTCGATACGGTCGGCACGTCTTTTCCGACGGGTTGCTGCTCCAGTTGTTTTTTGAATTCCGCGAAGAGTTTTGGCTTCGCGGCTTCCAGAATCTTTTCTTCCCACTTGCGCGGGTCTTCGCCGAATTTCTCCATGAACGCTTCACGCGCCAGGATCCGCATCGCCGCGACCGGCGGTTGCGGATGCTCGGAGACCTCGACCAGCAGATGCTTTTTCTCTGGCCGGCTTGTCAGTGCCACCCAGGGCGCATCCTTCCCGCCGAAGATCGCCTGCTCGACTTCATCCGCCCCGAATTCCTGATCAGCAATCGCTCGCGACGCCTCCACCCGGGCTTCGAACGCGAGTTTTTTCCGGATCTGCTCGTCGGACGGCTTCGGCGGCTCCTTCCAGGTGCCTTCGATCCGCGCCTTCAACTCCTCGATCTGCGCCGTTTGGTCCTCGAGCTTCCGCTCGAGCTCGGCCTTCTCCTTCCCCAATCGACGCGCCGCGGCCGTCTGCGCCTTCAGCTGCTCGTCTTTCGGGTCCGGCTTCTCCTCCGTCTTCCCTTCAGCCTTCGCCACAGGCTCTTGTTTGGCATCCGCCGGGGGAGTCGCATCGGCCTTGTTGGCCGGAGCGAGGTCCGTGTCCTGCTTCTGCGCGGGCTCGGTCGTCGACACCACAGACGTGTCCGCAGCTTGCGCGGGCTCCGTGGCGTAGAGCACGTCGGCAATCGACGGCTCAACGGGGGAACCCGCCTTCGCGGGGGCCTGTTCCACAACAGTACTCATGCAGCTTCTCCTTCAGGTTCAGATTGTTCCGTCGCCCCGCTTTGGGGCTTGCCTTTGTCGCGAATCTTTTGCATTTCCATCCGGCCCTGCACCGCGGTCTGTAACGCCTGGAAGTCGATCTTCCCGCGCTCCACCTGGCTTCGCGTGCCTTCCTTGACCTGCGCGATCGCCATTTCCGCCTCGATCTTCTGCACGAAGGCCGGGTCGTCACTCTGTTGGATAAACACCTGGGCCAATTCCTGGCTCTGGAACGCCGTCATGGCGATGTACGCCTTCATCTCCGGCGTGAATTCCTTCCAGTCCATGGCAATCGTCATCTTCGGCCGCTCCGGTTGCGGCTGCGCTTGCTCGTCGATCATCTTCATCAGGCCTTCTTTGTCCCGGAGCTCGGTCAACTGAATGCCAAGCTTCATATAGGCCGGGCCCAACGGTGCCAGCGCCGGGATCGCCTGGAGCAGCATTTCCGCCTGTTGCTCCCGCAGGACCGTGAAGTCTTTCGTCTCGGTAATGACGAGATCGTAGAGCCGTTCTTTGAGCGCCTTGATATGGCTCTTCGTAATCTGAACGGTACGCGGCGCGTTCGGATCATCGGTGATCTGAAACGCCATCTCTTCCGTGAGCCACTGCTTCGTGTATTCGTAGGAGAGCCGCGCCTTCATGTACCGCGACCGACGCAGGTTGTTCTGCATCGGGAGCACAATCAGGTTGCCCATGGCCTGCTTTTTCGCGATCCCGAGCCCGCTCCGGACCTCCGACGGCATCCCCATCGACTCATTGCCCTGGCCCGACACCCGGCGAATGGCGTCCTTGTCCTCCTGGAGCAGCGCCAGCTGCGCCTGGCCCATGTCCAGGTTGTCGCGGAACAGAATCCGGTTACCCGAGACGGCCCCTTCCTTGACCTCGAGGAACCCGTCCGGCTTCGCGTGCTCGGTCTGCAACAATTCGGCATCGTCGAAGGAATTTTCTTCCGCGACGATCTGCCGGTTCGTCAGCAACGCGAGCGCTTTGCTTTCCCGCTTGTTGATGGATTCGACGATCGGCACCAGCCGGCTTGCGAGGGCCAGCGGCGCGCCGTTCTTCTTCAGGCCTGAATAGAACGGCACATAGGGGAACCGGTTCGTTTCATGCGGCGAGACGTCATGATGGATGAGGATATTCCCGAGAATGACGCCGACATACATCCGCTCTTTCCACACCGGTTCGGCATAGACCCCGTCGGAGCCTTTCAGATCCTTCAGGATCGCTTTCGCCTCGGCGTTGTCGACAGGCACCGGCACCGCCAGGACCTTGTCGTCCTTGAAAATGTAGTAAAGTTTGACCTTGCGCTTGTACCAGACCTCGAACGGCCGCACGCGCCGACGTTGCCCGCTGCCAGAAAGCACCGGCCCGCCGGTCGGCAAGTTCTGCATGTAGGTGTCATTCAGGAGCGACGGGTCGACGGACGAACCGCCGAAATACTCGATCCCGTTCGACTGAGAGAGGTTCCGAAGCTCATCCTCTTTGTCCGGCCAGAGTTCGATCGCGTCCTCGACGTCCAT